ATTATATGTAGATGCAGTAGGAGGTAATTTTGAAATAAACATGCTAGTAACAGCATTTAAGAGACCAGTATAAAATAATATAAAACATGGCTAACGAACATATCATAAGTAATAATACACAGATATCAGGCTCACTTAACGTAAGTGGTGCAATATCTGCATCTGCATTCTACGGAGATGGATCAGGTTTACTTTACGTAACAGCTTCCTCACAGTGGAACGGAGTATTAACAGGTAGTGTAGATATTACAGGATCCCTTAGAGTAGAAGGTGGAAATATAGATTTAAGATTCTCATCAGGAGCATCAGGATCTTTTTCAGGATCTTTACAAGGAGATGGATCAAAGATAACAGGACTAAGCCTAAATGGATATCAAGCATCAGGAAGTAACTTTACAGGTTCTTTCTCAGGATCATTTACAGGAAACGGTTCAGGATTAACAGGAGTAACTGCTTCTTTCTTTACAGGATCCGTAACAAATGCTACATCAGCTTCTTTTGCAAGTACAGCTTCATATTGGAGCGGTTCGATAGCAAGTTCTTCTTATGCAGTATCAGCTTCATTTGCTGCAACAGCATCATACTGGAGTGGATCATTTACAAGTGCACAAACAGCATCATACGTTAACTCTTTAGTACAGGATGTACAGTTAACAGGATCTTTAGATATAACAGGTAGCCAAACAGTATCATCAACATTAGAAGTAACTGGTAAAATACGATCTACAGCAGGAGTTGACATAGTACCGACAAATGGAATACACTGGAAAACAGGAGGATTTAATACAACAGCAGTAGGGTCAGTAATATATAACGATGGTATAAGATTTTTCTCAAATGGACTAGTAACACCTAGAATGTTTATTAGTTCAAGCGGAAATATAGGTATTGCAACTATAACCCCAACTCTAGGAAAATTACAAGTAGAAGGAAATATCTACGCTACATCTGTAACAAGTTCTTTATTAGGAACAGCATCTTACGCCTCTCAAGCATTATCTGCTTCTTGGGCACCAATCCCAGTATCTGCTTCTTTTGCAACAACTGCTTCTTATTTTAATACAAGTGCATTAACATCATTAACAGCATTTAATACATTTACAGGTTCATTTAATACTGGATCTTATACCGGATCATTTACAGGAAACGGATCTGGGTTAACAGGTATAGCAGCAGAGTGGGATGGATCTTTATCTGGAAGTGCAAGTATTACAGGATCATTAATAGTAACAGGTACTGTAACAGCAAATACATTTGTAGGAGACGGGGCAGGAATAACAGGAATTGTTTCACCCACAGCCATTACAGCATCTTATGCAATATCGGCCTCATACACAGATGTAGTAGGGTTAGCAACAACAGCATCTTATACATTATTTGCAGAATCTAGTAATACAGCTTCTATAGCAGGAACAGCAGCTTTTGCAGAATCTAGTAATACAGCTTCTATAGCCACTTCTGCTTCATTTGCAGCAACAGCATCATACTATAATGGAAGTGTAATATCTGCTTCTTTTGCAACAAACGCAATAACAGCAAGTTACTTACTAGGAACAGTTACTGCTTCTTATTCAAATACATCTATATCAGCTTCTTATGCAGCAACAAGCTCTTACGCTACTTATGCATTATCTGCATCATATATAGATGTAGTAGATCAGACAGGTGGAACAGGTCCTTACTATCCATTATTTAGCGATGGTACAATAAACAATAGAATATATATTGATAGTTCTTTATATTCATATAATGCTACAACAAATACATTAACTGTAACAGCTTCAAGAGCAGTAACGGCATCTCATGCTTTAACAGCATCTTACTACAATGGAAGTGTGGTATCAGCTTCTTATGCTCAAACAGCATCTTTAGCACCAGGATACTTACCACTTACAGGAGGAACAGTATCAGGAGACTTAACAGTAACAGGAAATCTAACAGCACAGCAATATATAGTATCTTCATCTGTAACATATTTTACTGAATCATTCTCTTCAGGATCTACTAGATTTGGAGACACTTTAGATGATACACATCAATTTACTGGTTCTTTATCAGTAACAGGTTCTTTTCAAGTAAGTAACAATTCAGCAGTAGCAGGTATAACAAATGCAGGTTCATTAAGATATAGAACATCAGGAAATAATTCTTTTGTAGATATGTCAATGCAAACAGGAGCTTCAACTTACGAATGGGTAAACATAGTACAAAATAACTGGTAATAAAGTAAAATAAAATGGCAAAAAAATATACAGCTGATTCAGTAGAGGCTACATCATTTACAGGTTCGTTATTTGGAACAGCTTCCTATGCAACAACAGCATCTTTAGCACCAGGATACTTACCGCTAACAGGAGGAACAGTATCAGGTAATATAACAGTAACAGGAACAACACAATTAAACGGCAGTACAGCTATAACTGGTTCTTTATCACAAGGACCAACTGGTAATATAGTAATAGGACAGTACTCTCATGCTGAAGGAAATTCTACATCAGCATCAGGTAACTATTCACATGCCGAAGGAAATTATACAAGAACAGTAGGACAATACTCTCATGCTGAAGGAAGTTATACACTAGCATCAGCATCGTACTCTCATGCTGAAGGAAGTGAAACAACAGCATCAGGTAACTATTCACATGCTGAAGGATATCAAACTACTGCAAGAGGAACATACTCACATGCTCAAGGTATTACTACAATATCATCAGGATCTTATTCACATGCAGAAGGAGTTAGTACAATAGCACAGGGGTATGGATCACATGCAGAAGGAAGTGAAGCAATAGCTGTAGGAAATCGCTCACATGCCGAAGGTCGAAAAACATCTGCATCAGGAGATTACTCTCATGCTGAAGGATACTTCACAATAGCATCAGGATCTTACTCACATGCCGAAGGATTTACCACAGAAGCAATCGGGGATGCTTCACATGCTGAAGGATATACTACTTATGCAAGAGGAACATACTCACACGCTGAAGGACAGAATACACAAGCATCAGGATCTTACTCACATGCTGAAGGTATTAACTCAGTAGCAATAGGGTTAGCATCACATGCAGAAGGGTATAACACAATAGCATCAGGAAACTACTCACATGCAGAAGGAGACTCTACCATTGCATCAGGAAATTCATCACATGTAGAAGGCCTTCAAACCATATCATCAGGATCTTACCAACACGTTCAAGGGCAGTTTAACATTACATCATCAGCACAGTCTGCTTTCATAATAGGAAACGGAACATTTGGAAATAGATCAAATCTAGTACTTGCATCAGGATCTCAATTTCAAGTAACAGGATCAGTTATTGCTACTCAAGGATTAACAGGTTCTCTACAAGGAACAGCTTCTTACGCTTTAAACAGCGGAGGTGTAGCAGCTTTTCCATATACAGGAAGTGCTTTAATAACAGGTTCATTAGGAGTAACAGGAAGTCTTTCACAAGGATTAGCAAATATAGCAACTGGAAACTTTTCACATGCCGAAGGTACAGGATCAGTAGCAATAGGGGACTATTCACATGCTGAAGGAGAAAGAACAATAACACAAGGACAGTCATCACATGCAGAAGGACTAAGTACCAGAACAGTAGGGTATGGATCACATGTTGAAGGAAATCAAACACGTACTGACGGTTCTTTTTCACATGCCGAAGGATACTTTACATCAGCATCAGGATACAGTTCACATGCAGAAGGAAGTTCAAGTACAGCATCAGGGTTTTATTCACATGCTGAAGGATCTTATACCCTAGCACAAGGAGCAGTATCCCACACTGAAGGAGGCTACACAACAGCCTCAGGAGACTACTCACATGCAGAAGGAGAGACCACAATAGCATCAGGATCTTATTCACATGCAGAAGGAAGTCAAACATTATCACAAGGAGTGTCTTCACACGCTGAAGGAATAAGTACAATAGCATTAGGAGAAGGTTCACACGCAGAAGGAAGCTTAACATCAGCAGTAGGCGACATATCTCATGCAGAAGGACTTAGGACTATAGCAAACGGAATAGCTTCACATACTCAAGGACTATACACAACAGCTTCAGGAAACTATTCTCATGCAGAAGGCTCAGGATCACTAGCTTCAGGTATGGCAGCACATGCTGAAGGATTCTTTACAATAGCATCAGGGTCTTCTTCTCATGCAGAAGGGTATCAAACACAGGCAGTAGGGGAAACCTCACATGCAGAAGGAGTAATTACATTAGCATCAGGATATGCCTCACATGCTGAAGGCTCTACTACAAAAGCATCAGGAAATTATTCACATGCGGAAGGAGGCACCGCACACGCAAGAGGAGATTTTTCACACGCTGAAGGATTTAATACACTAGCATCAGCATCTTTTGCACATGCTGAAGGGCACAATACAACAGGATCAGGATACGCTTCACATGCTGAAGGCTTTAGTTCAAAAGCAACAGGTAACTACTCACATGCAGAAGGGTACAGTACAGTATCATTTGGACTTGTATCACACGCTGAAGGGTCAAGCTCATTATCCTACGGTGATGCTTCACATGCAGAAGGACTTCTTACAACATCATCAGGAGATTTCTCACATGCTGAAGGATTCTTTACAGTAGCAACAGGTTCATGGTCACATGCTGAAGGAGAGATTACAACAGCATACGGTACAGGATCTCATGCTGAAGGATTAAATACTAATGCGATAGGTGACTACTCACATGCAGAGGGATACCTGTCAACAGCTATAGGGATATATTCACATGCAGAAGGACTAAATACTACAGCAACAGGAGTTATTGCTCACGCAGAAGGATCTGTAACTTATGCAGAAGGAGAAGCAGCACATGCTGAAGGAAGGCAAACAGTAGCTTCAGGACAATGGTCTCATGCAGAAGGAGAGTGGACACAAGCATACGCAACAGGATCACATGCTGAAGGGTATTTCACAGCAGCATCAGGAAGCTACCAACATGTTCAAGGACAGTACAACATATCATCATCAGCACAATCTGCTTTTATAATAGGAAACGGAACAGCAGATGGATCTAGAAGTAACTTAGTATTTGCATCAGGATCTCAATTCCAAGTAACAGGATCAGTTATTGCTACTCAAGGATTTACAGGATCTTTCTCAGGAGATGGTTCTGCTTTAACAGGGGTAACAAGTACTCCTATTGCTTGGTTAGAATCTTATAGTCCTTTTAAAAATGTTTGGAATAACGGATTTGGTAATATAGCAACAAATACATCATTTGGGGATAATGCTCTATCTAAGACAACCGGTGCTGGTGGAAATACAGCAATTGGGTACAGTGCTATGTACCTTGCCTCAATTGGATATGGAAATACTGCATTAGGTGAAAGTGCTCTTTATCAGCACAGTGGAAGTAACAATGTTGGAATAGGACAAAACGCACTAAAGCTTGCCACAGAAGGGTTCGGCAATACTGGAATTGGTAATTTTGTTCTTTATAAAATATCAGGTTCATACAACACTGCTTTAGGTTGGAGTGCCGGAGCTTATGCTTCAGGAAGCGGTAATCTATACCTAGGTGCTAGTGCAGGTTCTGCAACAGATGTTATTGAAAATTCTAAACTATACATAGCATCAGGATCAGGTACACCCCTAATTGGAGGTGATTTTGCTTCAGGCTCAGTAACAATTAACAATATACTAACACTTGCACCTAGAGCAACAACACCAGCAACAGCAGAAACAGGTAGCATAATGATATCAGGGAGTGGAATAGACTGCAAAATGTATGTATATCTAGGACGCGGAATGGCAGGAAATGGCTGGGCAGCAATTAACGCAACTTAAAATAAGGTAAAATAAAAATGTGGTTATATCAAAATAAAGAAATTAAAGAACTAGAAGATATGCCCGGAGACAACTTCGGGTTTATCTATGAAGTAACACATCTACCAACCGGTAGAAAGTACTTAGGAAAGAAACAACTTATTTCTGTTACAAAAAAAGCTTTAGGTAAAAAAGAATTAGCTTTAATAACAGATAAAAGAGCTAGTAAATCTAAAATAGTTAGAAAAGAATCTGATTGGAAAACCTATTACGGTTCCCACTTAGAAATAAAAGGCTTAATAAAAGAAGGAAAACAGTCGGAATTCTCAAGAGAAATTCTTATCTTTACTCCAAATAAAAAGTTACATACATACTATGAGAACAAATTCCTATTTATAAAAGGAGTAATAGAACCAGATTCCAACTATATAAATGATAATATAGAAGGAAGATATTTTAGAAAAGATTTCTTATGATAAAATTACAAGAAGTAGTAGGATTACCGAACCTACAGTACCACTTAGACAACAAGCTGACACTATCTGAATGTGTCTACCGCTATTCCTCTAATTCGTTTATACAATTGTTTGCTGAAGCAAGACAAGCCTTTAGAGACGGTAAAATTGTATTAAGTGAACAAGATATTCAACTACTAGAATTAACAGATATTGGACAATACGGAATGTATGAAGGACAAAAAGTACCTTTAGATCTTCCAATGGTCGATGAAGAACTTGATGAAGGAGAATACAGAGGTAAAGATGTTCCTTTAAATAAACCAAAAAGAGGCGGTTCTAAAAAATTCTACGTTTATACTAAGAATAAAAAAGGAAACGTAGTAAAAGTATCTTTTGGAGGTACAACAGGATTGAATGTTAAAATAGATGAGCCAGGAGCTAGATCTTCTTTCGCCGCTAGACATAAATGTGCTACTAAAAAAGATAAAACAAAACCAGGATACTGGGCTTGTAATATCGGAAGATATTGGAAATCTTTAGGAGGAAGTAGAAACTTTAGTGGATACTGGTAATATGAGACCTTATTTTCAATTAGAGACATCAGAGTATCTTTATAGAAAATTTACACAAGATATCTCAGACGAAGAATTAGTATGGCATAGAGATGAGAATGATAGAGAGGTAGAGATATTAGAATCTACCGATTGGATGTTTCAATTCGATAATGAATTACCGCAAGTATTAAAAGATAAAGTTTTTATACCAAAAGAGGTCTACCATAGGCTTATAAAAGGAACAGGAACGTTAAATGTAAGAATAAAAGAATACTAATGATACAGGATATAATAGCAGGCATAATCGTATTAGGTGCTTTTGCAATTCTATTAAATACTTTACTATTTATAATTAAACCTAAAAAGGAGTAATACTAATTATAAAATTCTAATGGACGGAGGAGACATAGCGTATTATTGGAT